AATATTATAAGGACGGCCGCGATAGATTCCACGTGGAATTTGAGGCTTTTACTCACCTCTATATATTGTACACCAGTCACCAATACTATTATACTCTTCGAGCTCAGAGTGTCACCAATCCAGAGCAATAAATGGCTCCGAATAACAGATTTAGAGTTTCAGCCAGAAATTATTTTCTTACATACCCACACTGCTCTCTCACCAAAGAAGAAACACTTTCCCAATTAAGTAACCTAGTTTGTCCAACAAATAAAAAATTCATTAAAATCTGCAGAGAGCTACACGAAGATGGGAGCCCTCATCTCCACGTGCTTATTCAATTCGAGGGGAAATACGTCTGCACGAATAAACGATTCTTCGACCTTGTATCCCCAACCCGGTCAACACATTTCCATCCGAACATACAGGGAGCTAAATCAAGCTCCGATGTCAAGTCCTATATCGACAAGGACGGAGACACACTGGAATGGGGAGAATTCCAGATCGACGGAAGGAGTGCTAGAGGAGGCCAACAGGATCTTAACGATCTTGGTGCAGAGGTCTGGAACGCAACATCCGTAAATGCTGCCAAGCAATTAGTAAAGGAGAAGCAACCGTGGACATATCTATTACAACGGCACAACATAGTGGCAAATATCGAAAAAGAATTCGAGAAACCACCAGAACCGTTTGTGTGTCCATTTCCCACGACAGCATTTGACAATGTCCCGACCATGATGAAGGTATGGGCTCAAGAATTTGTGACAAATTCCGCTGCGCGGCCTCTAAGGCCCAAAGGCATTGTCATTGAAGGTGAAAGTCGAACCGGGAAAACGTTGTGGGCCAGGTCATTAGGGCCACATAATTACTTATGTGGACATTTAGACTTAAACCCTAATGTGTTCTCTAACGACGCATGGTATAACGTAATAGATGACGTCGACCCGCACTATCTAAAGCACTATAAAGAATTCATGGGGTCCCAAACAAACTGGCAAAGCAACAGAAAGTACGGAAAGCCGGTTCAAATTAAAGGTGGGATACCCACTATCTTCCTCTGCAATCCAGGTCCAACCTCTTCATATACAGAGTTTTTAGAAGAGGAAAAGAACGCAAAGCTCAAGAGGTGGTCTAATTACAATGCGATCTTCATCACCCTCAACGAGCCATTGTACTCTACCGAATATCAAGGTCCAGCACCGAGAGGCGAAGAAGAAGACCATCAGGAGACGGAGGATTGACCTGAAGTGTGGTTGCACATACTACCTATCAATAAACTGTGTCAACCATGGATTCTCGCACAGGGGAACTTATCACTGCAGCTCAAGCAGAGAATGGCGTCTATATCTGGACAATAACAAATCCCCTATATTTCAAGATCATCAACCACGAGAACCGACCATTCCTCATGGAGACAGACATCATAACAATAAGGATACAATTCAACTACAACCTTCGGAAAGCATTGGGGATACACAAATGTTTTCTAACCTATCGAGTCTGGACGAGCTTACAACCTCAGACATCGCGTTTCTTGAGAGTCTTCAAGACCCAATTAATGATGTATTTGAATAATTTAGGTGTAATTTCTGTTAATAATGTAATTAGAGCAGTTAAATATGTATTGTATGAACGTCTTAACGGTACAGTTGATATCGAAGAGACAAATGATATAAAATACAACATTTATTAATTAGATACCGAGTCGTAAAAATAACTGCGGATCTTTAGAGTTCCATACACAGGGTTCTCATGATGAGTACAACACATATACAATAACAAAGCATTCTCCGTATGATTGGCATATTTCGCATCCTCTTGATGATTATACGTCACATGTGTGTTTACACGGATAAACTTCCGAATAATAGCCTGTTCTTTAGAAGCATACTGACCACCAGTAACAGTAGACTGAAAACGCCGTAAAACCTGGTAACGATCTCGAGAATCGTTCTTCACAGTAGCTGTCGCAGGTTCATTATCATAAACATTAAAAACCTGTTGAAAATCCTGAGGTACACCTGAAGGCCTTCTATCTCTAACTAACCAGAACATAACGGTGTTAGTATGATTCTTATTCTTAATCTTCTCATCCATCCATATCTTCCCAATAACATACAACGACTTAACACAAAAACGTTTACCAGTACGATGGGTAAGGCCGTTACCACGGGTAACATCCGAAACACAAAGTACCTTACCAAGATGACCAATGTCATGCTTAGAATCATAAGACTGAACCTTACAAGGACCCTCACAACCTCTGGGAACATCAGGGCTTCTGAACATTCTGTACATCCGAGGCTTTCGGAACATAGGTCTGTTGGTCCATACCTGACCCTTTGTGACGCGGACAATGGGGGCAGAGGCACGGTTCGCATACGGGCTGTCGAAGTTGAGTCTCCGACGTACCTTCGATGAGGGCGTGGAAATGACAATACTTGCTGGTCGCTTCGACATAGTTACTACACCTAATTACTGTAATTAAATCACGTATAAGATCAAACCCTAACGTATCTGGGGAATACGTAGACTCTACTAACTGTAAATACTTTACGGCTAACATACAACGGAAACCATGTACGGTTTCTGGAAAAGGATGGAGGAGCGGATCCCACATTTTTTGAATTTTGCTTGGGGGGAGCGCATTTAATAGGGGACCACATTTATTATTAACGTTTGAATAAAAGATCTGATTGGATAAAACCCAGGGGACCATTTTTTCCTTTTTCCTTTGTTAATGCGTGGTGGGGCCATGTATAAAAAATCGCGGCCGTCCGGT